GTCGTGTAAAAGGTCTTATAATGCCTTTACCGTGTTTTTGTTCACGGGCCAGTCTAAGTTTTAATCACTAAGACTTTAAATATAGGTCAGGTTCTTGGGCCATCGAAAATAAATAAATAAATTAAAACTATCACAGAAAGAAAAATTTTGTGAGCATCTCACAGAAAGGTGAGAGCTTAAGGGCGTGTTATGTTAATACATGGGGGTATTGATACAAAACACATAAATTGGTGATCATCAGCGCCTGATCTCCAGAGGTTATAATAACTAATAGTAGTACCAGAATTACGAATATTGACCAAAAGTTGGTCTTTTCCATAATTTTCTATGAGCTCAGCGCCTTGAGCTGCACATGGAAGGGAGTGAAATTGTGAATATTGGGGTACAGAAACAGCAAGATTACAATTTGAATAAGGGTCAACTGCATGGACACAATTATTATTATCAAAATAATACTCTTGATTTGTTTGAGCAGTCGAGGTAGCGAAGGTAGTATAATTAGTATTCCAGGTTCGCTTTCGCAAAGCAGCTGTAAACATAGAATTACTATTTTGTGTATCGGGAATTACATTGAGACGTGTGCCGCCTCGTGTTAAAGCATATAGTTGTGTAAGAATTGAAATAATATCAGCACCTGCCATACCATTAGCACTATAGCCACCTTGGAATGTTGTGGTAGTGGCAGACCCAATGGCTCGATAAGCCATTCGAGGAGAAATAACAGCATGGACAGAAGAGATATAAGCATCGCCATGCATAAAATTACCTCGCTTGACCAAATCTCTAAAGGAAGCAACTTTCTCACCTATACAAGTCTCATCATTGACAATAGATTTAGAAGCTATAGAAGTACCTCCAATGGGAGCATCGGAAACAATTTGGACCTGAGCTTGATAACATTGGGAAGAATATGGTATCTGGGTAGTCATCATGTTAGCTCTAGGAACAGCGAATTCCATATCAGCTGCACCAGCAATTTCAACAAGAATAGGTACAGTACTACCTACGGTGGCAGGAGCCACCAAGGCATCCAATACCCAAAGAGAAATTTTACCAACGGAGGAAGAATCGCCGGTGATACTAAGCCATGGACGGACAGAAATATAAGGAACAGTAATAACAAATTCAGATCCTTCACGGATATCCAAAATTTGTTTATGTAAATAAGCATTATCATTGAAAGCAGGAGTAGGTGTAAGATAAGCAGCATCGTAAGGAGTATACATAAAGAGCAGTCTACCAGAATGAAATTCAGTTTTAACAATTTTTAAAACAACAGTAAAACCTCCTCTCCAATAATCAAAGAAATTAGAAATAAAATTAACAGTGCTCAAACAATTCACTTGTTGAGTGCCGTCAGTATAAGCTTTATAGAAATTGTTTGGAGTCATATCATACGTAAATAAATTAGCAGCTTCGGCTTGAGCCGTTGTAAAATTAACAGTTGAAAAGGCTGTTCGGATAGATTTAAGGTAATCAATAGTCATTTCATCCATGTCAGTACCTCCAGCCCCTGGAAGTACAGAGACGTGGTTTTGAACACGAAGTGATAAGGGTTGAGTAATAGCATGAGAATCAACATTAGCAAAATGCGGGTGTTTTTGTTCAAATATACGAGTAGGTTCTTGAACTATTGAAGGTTTGGACCAGCCGAAAGAACTGGCCGCATTGGCCAGAAAATCCGCAGCCCAGGAAACGGGACCAGCGACAGAAGATAAAGATGGAATAGTAGCAATAGCTGAGGAAACAGAAGAAGCAAGACGTAGTCCTCCCTCAATAGGTCCGGTTTTAGCCATTTCTTGTTGTAGAAGGTCTTTGCCCTTACGAGAAGTTCCTCTACTTTGAGCTTGATAAGATTGTAAATTAGTATTTCCCCACAATTCAACATTCTCATAATGGAGCCAAATAGTCCATTCAGCAAGAGTAGAACCACTTGCAGCTGAGAAAGGAGAGTAAGGATACAAAAAGAAAAATCCAGGATTTCCAATGGTACTAGCACTCGCATTAGAGTTATTTATTAAACCATTGGTAAACGACACATAAGGTATTTTAAGTTGGACTTGAGTGTCAACATTTAAGTCAATTTCAACATGAGGTAGTTGAGTAACTTGTTGGATAGAAAATCGATGGGAAGCTAACCAAGTTGTTTCGGCACCACTGGTTTCTCTAACACCACCAGTTGCAAGGAAAGCTAAAATATAACGACCTTGTTGAAAACGATTGGCATTGACTTGCAAAGTAACTACCGTATCAAAACGAACGCATAAAGCAGAAGAAATCTTATTGGCTTTCAAAGTTGTGTTAAGACCAATGTCACACCTATAATTAGCAAATGTAGTAGGAGTATCCGAAGACTGAAACGCTCCAGTAGCGAGTATCTCAGGCTTGGCCAGAAAATTTTCAATAGTAATGCCGAGACTATCGCCATCAGGGCGAATAAGATCTCGTGGTAAAGAAGCCACCTTAATGGTGGACATAGTGACGTCAGCAGTATTAACCGCATGAGCAGTGGAACCCAAGTTATCACCTTCATCAGCAGAGGCCATGCTTTCCACTTGACGAAAATTATCAAGCGATTGAGCAGTAAAATAAATTTGATCTCTAGCATAAAAGCTAGAACGAGCACGGAGATCGACGTGATCGTGGCTATGGTTATTAAAAATAGTTGCATAAATCATTAAGAATATTAAAAATAGTTTTTCTAGTCGTTGCGGACTTAACAAAAATTTTGCGTCTTGGCAACATTAGTTAAATTGATTAGATAGCCTACGGCTTTGGGAAAATAATCTAATTTTTCTTTTGATGCTTTGGCGACTTTTGGGGCCCAAGTATTAAATACTTCTTCCCCATGGAGAGAAAGTTCTCTTAAAGAAGAGTCAACTTTATCCATTGTAATTTGATCGGCTTCAGGGCCTCTCTTGGTATGGTGTAAAGGAGCAAGAATCCTTTCTAGTTGTTGGGGAGCAACACACACTCCTTTTTCTTCGGAAATTCGATACGAACGGGTAAGAAAATCAATTTCCTCAATAAAGCGAAGAGGTATAACAGCAACTGTTTTGGATTCGGTGGTGTAAGTAAGGTTAATTTCAGCCATTAATGCAGGTAAGGTCATCTCATTAAATAAATGAGCAAAATCCGGATGAACCGAAAAATTAGAATCATCACCCAAAGCTATAAAAGAGACATATTTATCAAACTCATAAAGAATAGAAATATCGTTACCGTTAGCACGGTACCAACAATATCGAATAGCAAAAGCATTATAAATTGTATTTATAATAATAGTAAATGGATGTCCACTAGGTAGAGACATAAGCCATTGATAAAACAAGCCATCATGGAGATGTATGGAATTAACAAGATCCTGCCATAGTACGAACCGATATATATAATTACCATCTTCACCATACCACTCATTAACATAATCGAAAATGGCCCACATAATTTGAGAAAGAAGAGACCCATCGTAGCGAGAGTAGTCACCTGAACCACAGGTGGGTTTATCACATCTAAAACGATTAAGATAAAGAAAAATTTCATGCCACTCAGTAGAGTAGACATTAACGCCAATAGCTGAATAATTATTCAAACGATTCCTCATAAAATAAAGGGTGAAAGCACCAAAGTACATTCGAAACATAACTAAATAAAGAAAGGGAGAGACACTAAACATACGTGTTGAAAAAGACTCAACTTTCGCAAGAGGTCGAGTTTCATCTTTCAATTTATCAATAAAAACAGTAAAAGGACGCTCACCAACAGAAATACGGTGAAGAGTTTCAAGAATTTCAGCTTTAAGAGCCATTATAGGAGGGCTTGTAAGATCATATTCCTCCCCTTTACCAAGATAAAATTGTTTGCCTGAAAAACCAGGATGCTTATCGAGAACAAGAGGATAACCTAAGCTAGTGCTACGACTAATACCATCAAAATCAGGTTCATCAGTACCGGCTAAAGATTCATCCATAGTATAAACACGACGTTCAACTTCTTCTGTACAGCGATGGTTATAAGCATTGACAAGAGAGCCCATAACAATTTTAATCATCTGATCATCAAGAGGGCGAGCTCCTACGCAATATTTATCCAGAGCTTTGTAAGGATCCATTCGAACACCATCAACCCATC